GTACTACGAGATCGTGCACATCAGCAACACCGAGGAGCAGGACAGGCAGCTGCAGATCCTGGTGAGGGAGCTTGAAGGTGGTTGAGCTACAAGTGCGGCTCGTGAATCCGAATAAGGTACCCCGGGACCTGGACAAGCTGCGGGCCAACATCAAGACGGCGGTGGGGCCGGCGATCGACGAATCGCTCAAGATCGTCAAGGCCGAAGCGGTGCGTTTGGTACGTGTGCGGTCCGGCAAGACCCGCAGGAGCATAGATACCATGCGAAGCGGGCTGCGGGGGCATATAGGCTCGGATTGGTTTGTGATGCGGTTTTTAGAGGGAGGGACAAAGTATATGAGTCCGCGGCCATGCCTCGAGCCGGCGGTGACCAAAAACGAGCGACAGATCAGCGAGGCGATCATTAGGGCGATAAACGCTGCGATAGATAAAACAGGACGGGAAAGTGGCCACGCGTGAGACGATTTTAAATCATGTCGTTCAAACTCTGGCCGCTATCAGCATTGCCGGCGGGTACAACAACGATGTGCGGTTCGTTACCCGGGAATCGGTACAGTGGGAGAACTACAACCGCCAGGACTATCCGCTGGCGATCGTGGTCTGGACGCTCGAGACGCCGGCGATAGAAGGCGCAACGGGCCAGTCGGTGGTGATGGACCTCACCGTCACGGTGCGTTGCGTGGTGTACGCCGAGGTCGACCTGGAGACGGAGCTCAACAAGTTCCTGGACGACGTGGAGAAGGCGCTTTGCACTGACGGCACGCGGGGCGGCGCGGCCTGGAGCACGCTGCCGGATGCGAAGGAAGTGCTGCTGACGGAGAATGAGGCCATAATCGTCTGCGATTACGACTTCATTATCCGCTACGAATATGTATACGGAACGCCATAGGAGAGGAACATGAGTGTAAAAGTGAAAACAAAGGGGCCTTTTGAGACAAAGGCTCATAGGTTGATAAGTCTCAAGGCGGGCGAAGTGATCGTCATGCCCGACAAGGATTACGAAGAAGTCAAAAATCTATGCGAGGTGATTGAGCCTCCCAAGAGGAAGGAGAAAGAACATGGCACTGGCAAGAGCAAAGTATCTCGGAATCATTAAGGAGGCGGGGGCCTGGGGAACAGGTGGAGTACCGACGACATTTCTTGAATTCCTGACCTGTAACGTCAAGAAAACGGTCGAGAAGATCCCATCGGCGGCAAACATCAATGTACGGCACATCAATAATATCTATCCGGGTTCGATAGATATCGGTGGTTCCTTCGACATCGAGGCTAATCCGGACAACATCGGGCTGCTGATGTATATGGCGCTGGGTGTTGAAGCGGTTCAGTCTCAGGTTTTGGGTATAGCAGCGGAGATCACGGAGATAACCTGTGAAGCGGATGTCGCGGGATCTTTAAGCGGCCTGTGCTGGCTGTTGAACGCTCCTGGAACGGAATACTACGTCTGGTACGACGTGGATGGCATGGGATCTGTGGATCCGGCTTTACCCGGCAAAACGGGAATACTCGTAGCCATAGATCAGGACGACATTGCAACTGCCGTGGCTACAGCAACGGCGGCGGCGATCAACGCGCTTGGCGACTTTGCGGCACCAGCGCCTGGTGCTGCTGTTGTAGAAGTTACAAATGCGGCGAACGGTTCCGTAGATGATGCGGATGATGGCCCTGCGCCATACAGCACAGGCTGGGTAGGTGCCTGGGTTGTGACTACGCCAGGCTCGGGTGGACTGGCCTACGATCACGTTTTCACTATGGCGCCCGATACTACGGATCTGGATTCGTTCGTCCTTGAAGTCGGCAAAGAGATCAGACAGATGCGGTATGCCGGAGTCATGGTGAATACCATGGCGCTTTCGGCAGCTAAAGGCTCCATTCTGAAAGCTACGTTCGGCGTATTGGGTCAAAGTGAGGACGATGCGGTAGGGGTTGCGCCTGGTATAGCCTACTCGCCGAGGCTGGCCTATGTTTTCGATCATGGTTTACTGAAGATCGATGATGGAGTTGTGGCCTACGTCAAGAGCTTTGATCTGACGCTCGACAACCTGCTTGCTGCCGATGGATATATGCTCGATGGCAGCAATCAACGAGGATCGCTCAATAAGCAGGGGATCAATCTTACCGGCACCATGACGCTTGAGTATATCGCAGCCTCCTACGCACAGCGCACCGCTTATCTGGACAACGCGACCAAGTGGCTGACCCTGATCTTCACCTCCACAGAGACGATAGAGGCCGGGTACTTTTACACGATGACCGTGGACATCAAATACGTGAAGTACATTGAGGCGGGAGATGACATCGGAGGTCGGGATGCGATCCCGCTCACTATCGGCTGGACGGCAAAAGCCCCGGCGGCCGGACAGGAGTTTATCAAGGTGACTCTGCGCGACGCGCTTGCCGCGAAATGGAGTGCATAATGAAGTATCAGATGGGCGATGTAAAACCCGCGGCTATCAAGGTGATTGATATCACCGAGTATTTCACCAATCCTGGTGGGATAGTGAAATTGAAAATCCGGCATTACTCACACTATGAGGCAAACGAGATCAACGCATTGCTACTCCAGGGGCAGTCTTTTAAGCGTACAGCAGCAGTTGATGGTGAGGATGAAAGCGGCGACGAGGTAAGCGTAAAGAAGTTTCACATGGCCGAAGCGTTCGTTGCTCGCATGAAGGCAGGAGTAGTGGTCAACGATGAAGAGTTTCCGTTTGAGAGCTGGGATGAAGAGTTCATTCGGGAGATAGATCGCCTGAATCCAGATCTCACCGGCTTCATCAGCGATGCGATTGTGGAGTACAACCGCCCTTTGCCAAAAAAGAAAGGGAAGAAATCCAGTGGGTAACTGAGAATGCGCTGGCCGGAAGACGCTTTCCGGCTGGCACAGAGGAAGCGGATACTTTTGCGCGATGGTATCCGTGCGTTAAGGATTTTTTCGCCATGAGCGGCCAATACGCTGAGTTCCTGCATTACCCGGCAAGCGGTGGTTTGTACGAGCAGGATTGGAGATTTATGGCGATCCTGGAAGTTATCCAGGGAGTTGTCAAACAACATCTTCGAGAAGAAATAGCGAGAATGAAATATGGCGCGTAAGTTTACATCCGCTGACATAGAGATTACCGCTAAAGACAAAACCAAGCCTGGAGTAACCTCTGCCAAAACTGGGGTTGGGAAGCTCACCGATACCATCAAGCGCTACGGTGCGGAGATAGGGGCCGTGATCGCTGCTGCAGCCGGTGCCATAAAGATCACCAAAGATCTGACTGAAGCCTACATGGTGCAGGAGCAGGCGGTAGCGGGGCTGGAAGCGGCTTTGAGAGCGACCGGTACTTACACTCCGGAGCTTTCCCGGGATCTTCAGGAGCTCGCAGGAGAGCTGCAAAAAACGACCGTATATGGAGACGAGGCTACGCTCGCAGCAACCGGAATGCTTCAATCCCTGGCGAAGCTTTCAGGCGATGGATTAATGGAAGCCATACCCTTGGTTCAAGAACTGGCCACGGGAATGAAAATAGACCTGGTGACGGCTGCTTCGCTCATGGGGAAAACTCTTGGTAGCTCTACAAATGCTTTGTCCCGATATGGGATCATCCTTGATGCGACTGCCCCTCCGAGTGAAAAGCTCGCAGCGCTTACCGAACAGATAGGTGATGCTTTTGGAGGTATGTCCGAAGCGATGGGTGAAACTTTTCAAGGGCGGTTGACCCGGATTCAGAATGCCTGGGGTGACATCAAGGAGATCCTCGGGAAGTTCCTGCTGGAACAGGCCGAGCCCGTTATGACCTGGCTCCTGGATTTTCTGACCAACGCCGAGAACATTAAAACCATAACCGAGATAGTCAAGGTATTTGGTGCCATTTTCGGCACGGTGTTCGGCTATATAATAGTCTTTATCAAAACGACCATCACCTACTACAAGCTTTGGGCAGATGCACTTGAGAGTCTTTTTAAGATCATAAAGGTAGTGTTTGACCCGACGCAGTGGGGTAAGGGATCGATTAAAGAAGAAGTAGGGAAGCTCAAAGATATAACTGTATTGGCTGCTCGAGACGTGTTGGATGATTGGATAGCATATGGCAAGAAAACCGGTGATCGGTGGACAAATTTGTTCGGTGAGCAGACCGATGAGCAGGTAAAGATAGTCCGCAACCGTTATCAACTGGAAGTGGGGATGAATGCTGATGCTCGGGAACAGATGAAAGAAGCTGATCAGCTTTATTTTGATAATTTCGGTCGACTAATTGAGATGGCTCAGACTAATGTTGGAAATCTCGCCGGTATGGAAATGAGGGCATTGGAGATTGATATACGTCGACCGGCAGCTCCGGCAGAGATGGAACGACCAGAATTGCCGGAGCTTGAACTTTCTGCGATGCAGAGTTTTCGGGCAGCGGAAGCGGGGGTAGAAGAAGCACCGGAGCTTGATCTTGAACCCGTAGAGAGTGCGTTGAGTCAGCTCGGCGGTGGTTTTGAGGGCTTATTGGGAAGTGTAGGCCCGATAGCAACGCTCATGGGTGGGCCGATGTCTATCGCGCTTAAAGCATTGAGCATTATGTTCGAAAGCATGATGGAGGTACTGCAGCCGTTGATCGACAGTATTCTCGCTCCACTGATAGGTTTTTTCAAGCTTATGGGCAAGATCATCGGCCAAACACTCGCACCGATGTTCAAGCTTTTGGGTGACCTGATGGAAGCGCTCAATCCAG